GAAGCATTAGGGTTTACGGGTAAGATTAATGCTGATAATGCTAAAACTTTTGTTGATTTAACAGAAAGATTAGGAATTGCCGCTGAAGCTGCAGCTAAACTACAGTACTATTCCGAAGCAACCGGTGTTGATTTTGAAAAGCAGAAGCTTGATTCCTATGAAACTGTTTCTGCAGTAGAATCCCAATACGGTATTCATATAAATCAAAAGAAAGTAATGGAGCAGGTAGGCAAAGCCTCTGCATATTCTTTAGTCCAATTCCAAGGATCTGTAACTGCTTTATCAAACTCGGTAGCAGAAGCCACAGCTTTAGGTACAACTCTTGAGACTGTTAACAAGGTTGCCGAAGGATTACTTAATTTTGAATCATCAATACAGTCAGAATTAGAAGCCGAATTACTAACCGGTCGTCAAATTAACTTAGAGCAGGCCCGATACTACGCATTAACTAATGATGTAGCCGGGTTGATGGGAGAGTTGAATAACGAAATAGGAACATTTAACGACTTCTCAAACATGAATAGGATTCAGCAAGAAGCCTTTGCTAAATCTCTAGGAATGTCAGTTAACGATCTTTCTGAAATGTTATTAATGGAACAGTATAGAGGCCAAACCTACGAAGAAATTGCAGCACAATCCGGTAAGGAAGTTGCAGACAGAGTAGAAGCTTTAACAGTTCAAGAAAGATTTAATACTGCTATCGAAAAACTTCAAGGGATGGTTGCTGATTTAGTAGCCGGTCCTTTAGGAACAATGGCAGAATTGTTTGCTTCTATCTTAGGAAGTACGACAGGGATGTTGACTGTCATGGGAGCATTAGTAGCAGGTCCTTTGCTGAAAGCTATTAAGTATGCTAGAACCTTAAAAGGGTTGACTATTGCTGAAGCTATCGCTAAAATGTTCGGAGCTAATGCAACATTTGGTCCTTTAGGTATTGCATTAGCAGGAGCTAGTATCGGAGCAATGGTTGGACTTATTGCTAAGTATGCTACCGGAGATGATGTTATGTCAGCAGGTAAAGGAACGCCCGGTTACGGAAAACGTACTTTATTAGCCCCCGAAGGTGCGATTGCACTAAATGATAAAGACACAGTTATTGCAGGAACTAACCTTGGAGGAGGTGCCGGACAAGCACCAACTGCCGAACAAGGAGGTACTACAAACGTTACTGTAAACTTAGAACCGTTACTTGCAGCTGTTAGAGAATTAATCACAACAGTAAAATCCGAAACAGGAAAAGTACTTCTGGACGGAGAAGCAGTGGGTAGAGTAATGGCTATGAACAACTACCAAACAGGTAGATAAAGATATTTATAACAAAAACTATGGGACTTTTAGATAAATTACAAACTCAAGGATCTACTTTGACTAATTTAGACGGATTAACTCCAACCGGATATAATGATATTGGAGGAGTTACAAACTACCCAAAACAATTAGCAGGATCTCAATTAGATCTAGACGGTAAAAAACCAGTTGAGTATGATCAATTATCAGATTATACTGATGGATTAAAAAAATCACAGCTAGATCTTGATGGTTTAACACCTAAAATCGCAGGAAAATATCCTTACTTAGATAATCTACCTCGATAATGGGATTAATCGACCTGAAAACTGATCTTAAATCCCTTAAATACGGGAAAGACAGGGTAGGTGGAGGAACAAGCAACCAACCGTTTGTTCAAAAGCCTATACCTGATGACTTCAGTGCGGTCGGAAATACCGGAGGGTTGGATGTTTTAACCAGAGGAGGTTCGTTAGTATTTGAAAAAACAGCTGATGATGTCTCTAGATTAAGTAAATTGCTATTAACAGCAAATACTTTTCAGGGTCCTGCATTTACAATCAAGCAGAATGTACTTTCGAGACAGAATGTTCAGACTCAAGCAAGTCCTAAAGGATTAAATCAGGGTGCTTATATTCCAACAAGCACAATTGCTCAAGCTACAGTCAATGCAACCGGTCTCCACTTTAATACTTTTGGATTAAACCCAGTTCCAGGAACACCGGGCAGTTTAGTTACCTATTCAGATGTTGTTACCTATAATCAGCCTATAGATAATAATAGGCTAGTAGAATTAACAAACGGGTTTGTAGATACTAAGAAAACAAGCAATACACTCAGACAATATCCAGGAGGCCCAGGTGCATTTTTAGGTTTAGGAAAAACCACCATCCAAACCCCCGTTGAACAGAGGACGGGTTTAAATGGAAACAATACACTATACTGGCAGCAAAACACAAATACTACTAAGTATATTAACTTAGTTAACGGACCGAAATTATTAAACGCCTCAGATAAGCAAGGTTTAGATCCATACACTACAGTTGGTTTAAATCTAGACAATACTTTTTTTAATATAGCATACGGACTGAATACTCCGTCCGGTCCCGGTAGCTTAGTTACTTTAGATCAACTACGTCTTCTTCCTAATATAGGAACACAGAACAGTATCGATAGAAACGCTACTAGTGTTTATACTCAGACAAATAATTTAACTGGTTCACTATACTACATCCCTGAATCCCAAACACCTTATCTAACACCAGGACCGGATGCTTCCTTAATTGATTTAATAGGTGGTAGTAAGCTAGAAAATCAAAAACCTAATTACGATGTAGCAGCAATACCTAATTACCTGCTGACTAATACTCAGATTAACAACTACGGTATTCAGAACACAGAACAGAAACTATACGGTGGCGTAAACGATACAAATACCTCGCCTACAGATTTCAGAAAGTTTGTTACTAACACAGTAGTAAAAGATAAAGCTTATACTTTTGATAGAGCTACAAAATACCTGCTAGGAAATCCTGGATCTAAAGCTGCCAAGCAAAATTCTCTGGCAGGTAGAGATCTTATAAATTTTTCTAAAGTATTAACAGAACCTACTTATGTAAATTCTGATCTAGTTCCTTTCTTAATTAAATATTATAATTATGATGGAGCTGATTACTATATACAGTTCCGTGCATTCGTCACTGGATTCACAGATAATTACACTCCGGATTGGTCAGCCTTTAAATATTTAGGAAGAGGAGAAGATTTTTATACTTATAATGGCTTTTCTAGAGAAATATCATTATCTTTTAAAGTACACGCACAATCCAAAGGTGAAATGACCGGACAGTATGAAAAATTAAATTACCTAGCATCTTTAATGACTCCTAATTATTCTAAAGCAGGATTTATGAGAGGTAATTTTGTTGAGATAACCTTTGGAGACTATTTAGTTAATACTCCCGGGATTATATCCGCATTAACTTATAATATTCCAGATGAGAGTCCTTGGGATATAGCAAGAGATAATAACGGAAATATAAACTCAGATAAAAAGTTATCACATTTAATCGACGTAAGTTCGTTTACCTTTAAGCCAATTCACAGTTTTGTACCGCAGGTAAATAGACCTTACATTGCTGGAGCAAGTTTAGTACAGGAAGCATAATATGGGAAGATATCAAGATATTAAAGTATTAAGAGACAGCGATGTACTTAAAGGAGTACGTTATTATGCCACTGTTAAATACCCTGAGATTCCTCTATCTCCTAACGATATCTACGTTCTAACAAACGAAGGTGATAGGTTAGACCTTCTTGCCCAGCAGTATTACGGTGATGTTAACCTATATTGGATTATTAGTATAGCAAATAACAACTTACAACAAAACTCACTGCTACTACCTCCAGGAAGTCAAATTAGAATACCTCAAGATCTATCTGCAATCATTTCTGCTTTTAGAAATTTAAATAGTTTATAATATGGGAATAGTCGGAGAATTATTTTCAGAAGAAGTCTCAACGCAGATAAAGCAGAGAGAATCTTACTTCGCAGATAAAGGAACACAAGATCCTTTAGGACCTGCTGATCCTAAAAAAATACAAACCCAGAATGCAGGTTCATGGTTAAGATTAATATCCTCAGTAGACCTTGCGGTTCCTTCTGACCAAAACATACCGGGGAAAAGAAAGAAAGAAATTGAAGATAGGGTCTCAGAACTCGCAAATCACCTACAGGTTAATCCCGGAAGTGATCTAGCTAAGAAAGTAATCCTTTACGGAGGAACTCAAAGGTATGTTGATTCACCAACCGGCGGTGCAGGTAGTCTTAATACAAAGAGCGGATTTAATAGAGAGGGAGAATTTTTCGGTACAGCAGCTTACGGTTTTGGAGGTAATGAATTTGGGTATAAGCCAATGGCCGGAATACAATCTGCTAAGATTGGATACTATAACAATGGTGCTTTAGCAAAAGCAGATATTTCAATAACATGCTATAATCCCCAGCAGTTAGAATTTTTAGAGTTACTATATTTAAGACCTGGTTATAGTATCCTGTTAGAATACGGACACACCCAGTACGTGAATAACCAAGGTCAAACAGAAACATTTAATGTTTTAGCTGGACAGAGTTACCCGATGGATTTATTCCTAAGAAATACTACAACACAGGAACAGCTTCTAGATGCAATAGAAACAGAAAAAAATAACAGGTCCCAGAACTATGGCGGTTTTTACGGAATAGTTACAAACTTCAACTGGACTTTTAATACAGACGGATCTTTTAACGTAACTGTTAAGGCAATAAGTAAAGGATCAGTTATTGAATCTTTAAAAATAAACATCGGTGGGGTAAAAGCAGAAGATACGGTAGATGCCGGAGTTGATGTTGGAGCCGGAGATGATACTGAAGAAGCACCTGCACCAAAAGTACCCTTAGATAAGATCATCAGTAGAGCTCAAGACTCTATGCTCTTTTCAAAGCTCTACGAACTAACTAGATTATTTCAGAATGGAATAAATACTTCTGGAGCATATCCAGAAGCTAAATCGTTAATAGTTCCTTTAGGTTATCAAATTGTTAGAGATACTATTGGTCAAATAAGACCAACAGGTCCAGAAGGAACAAGTAATTTTTTAGATGGAGAACGTTTTTTATGGAAGATTCGCTACTACGGTCATGCCGGTGAAGATGATAGACAGGAGCTTGGTGATGCTCAATACTACCTAACCTTTGCAGCATTTTTACAAGTATTGGAGGAGTTTTGTTTGACCTACGATGAAAACGGAAAACCCACAATAACTTTTGAATTTAGTGATGTACCAATGTTAACATTCCCAGGAATGTTTTCTGCCAATCCCACTACCTGTATTATACCTCCTTACTATACAGTTACTGATATTCTATTAAAAGAAGAAGAGGGGTTGTTAGTACCGGAGTTATTCTTTGAAGAAGGTCCTCAGCAGTTCCTAAAGTCAATTCAAATAGCTCCAAAATTCCTTCTTGAAGAAAATTCTTTTGTAGGTAACTTGATGTCTGTTTTTCTTAACTTTACTGAAATTCTAAAAGTAGCAGAAGCTCAGGAGGACGAAGATGGTAATGTTAATTTAATTAAATTCCTTCAAACAATCTTACAGGATGTTAGCCGAGCTTTAGGAGGTGTAAATGATTTCGAAGTAAAGTTTGATCAAGATAAACAGAGAATTTCAATTTACGATAAAGCATCACATATCAGAACTAAGTATGACGATGATAAAGATAAGATTACGGTATTCAAACCTTACGGAATAACTACCTCTAAAAGCACAATCCTAACAGATATTAATTTCAGTTCAGAATTAACTCCTGAGTTTGCATCTATGATCTCTATCGGAGCCCAAGCAAACGGTAATCAAGTAGGGTCTAACGCAACAGCATTCTCAGAATTTAACTTAGGGTTAGTAGATAGAATTAATAAAGAAAAAGTTATAACAAAATCCCCAGAGGGTAAGAATGTAAAGCAGACAGACGAAGAAAGATTCAAATCAGTCTTAGAAAATATAAAAACGCTGTTTGCAGAACTCTACTGGATAAACTGGAAGGATCGTAACAGTTTAAACTTTCAGAACCTCTACAATCTAACTTTAAGCAAAAAGACAATTAATACGTTAATGTCACTAAATTCAATTTATGCTAAGTATATCTTAGGTTATTTTACAACAGTAACTAAAAATATAGCATCACCCTTTTTTATTCCTTTTAACCTGCAACTAACCCTTGGAGGTATTTCCGGAATAAAGTTATTTCAGAAATATGGATTAGAAGAAGGGATAATACCTTATAGCTACAGAGGAAAAATTAACTTCCTAATTAAGAACCTGTCGCATACTATTGATAAGAATAAGTGGACAACCACGTTAGAATCTCTAACTGTTCCGGTAATGTCCGACCTACAGTCTTTAAAGTTAAATACAAATAAGCCTTTTGTAACCGGTTCTGCTAACAGGGATGAAATTCTCGGTAATGAGTACGTAGTTGAGAAATACGGACTACCGGGAGAAGCGAACCTAGTTACTTTAGGATTTCCATACCCAATGTTCTACGCAGGAGTGCCAGTTAGGACCTTTCAAGTACATAAAGATGTTGCTGTAAGTTTAATTACTGCTTTAAAACAAATTGAAGATAAGTATGGGTATAGTAAACTTGCAAGCTTGAGATTAAACGACTTCAGCGGACTCTACAATTACAGAAAGATGCGGAACGGAGATATTTTAAGTTTACACTCATGGGGAATTGCAATAGATATAAACGCACCTGAGAACCAACTGAATCAAAAATCAAAACCTTATAAAGATAAGAGCGGAAAAACAATCCCGGCAGCATCCTTCTCTAGAGCAGAGTATAAAGACTTTATTGATATTATGGAGAAGAACGGATGGTATTCTTTAGGAAGATCTAAGAATTTTGACTACATGCATTTCCAAGCATGGGATCCTAAAAAACCAACCGGTATTTATACATCAGTAACTCAACAGTAATCTATGCCATATACTCCCTTAAATAGAATCCAAACAAACCTATTCACTGCCGGTGGAGAGTATTATGTTATTAGTAGTGGAGAAAACTACCAGGGGTATTATTATAAGTTATACAATGGGAAAACATACACCGGTAAGACACCAGATGATTACCAGTCGTTTGAATTAGCTATTTACAACGCAAGTCAAATTGAGAATATAAGCACTAATCAAGAAACGTTAGTTAAACAATCAATCACGTCTTTTGATACAGAAGTTATACTCCCAGGCATATCTACATACTTATCAGTTACAGGAACTCCAGTTGAAAATCCAACTGTGTTAAAAGCACCAACTACCTACTTTCCAAAACCTACCTCTGATCAGTATCAAGTTGGAGAATTTACAAGATACTTTGCAAAGAAGAATAACGAGCTTCTATATTTGGAAATCTCAAATCAAACCTACACAAGTCTAAAAGGTCAAGACAGCGGATATATTTGGCAGTACTATACAGCCTTTCAACTACCTTGGCAGATCTCCGGAGATGAAATGATGGTAGCTAGGACGAACAGGAATGTAGTTCTATTAACAGAACAGAGATTAAATATTAGAGGCTTACAGCAGTTCCTTAAAGAAGACTACACAAAGTTCTATAAGAAGTAGGCTTTCTGAAGATAAGTCATTATCTTTATTGAAAGGTTATGTTTTGGCTAGTAGAAACACAGGAGCAGTTTAATAAGTTACAATTCGAATTAGGAAGCGAGATATTCGTTCTACCTATCCGAAAGCATCCGGAGATGCACCCAGGCATTTATGCTCCGTTATCTCTTTATCTAAGAGACGTTACCCAACCCAAAGGATTCTTAATTAACTTCTTCCACCCGGAAGCATTACAGTTTGATCCTCTACAGGTTAAGGAATACCTTAAAACGTTTAAGAAAATCTATACTCCGGACAAAAAGACGTTAAACTACACGTATTTTGGAACAAATACTTTTGATTTGAACTTATCAGAGTATAAGGAAGTAAGAAAGCAGACCTACGCTTATAACTTCTTCTCTCAGAAGTATTACGAGGCAGAGGATCTAAATTCAATCATTCCGATAGTAAAGCATTTTGAGCAGTGTGAAATAATCTTCGAAGAATATGCTTCAGCAATTAAGAAGTATACTCCGAACGATTATCACGATGATCTTTGCAACGTATTTTGGTTTATAGAAAGAAACGGTTTGAAGGTTAATAGTGCCTTTGAAAGATACTTTGAGTTAAAGAGACCCTTTCTATCACGCTATAACTCTTATACATTCACCCAATACAACCTCAATACTACAACGGGACGACCTTCTAATACGTTTAATAGTCTAAACTTTGCGGCCTTACCTAAAGAAAACGGTTCTAGATCGGTTTTTATACCGAGAAACGACTTTTTATTGGAGATTGACTTGACTGCCTACCATCCTACGCTGATTGGACAGATGGTTGGATACGAATCACCGACCGGGGATATCTACGAAGATTTTGCATTGAAGTACGGAATGGACCGAACAGAAGCAAAAGGATTGGTGTTTAAGCAGTTATACGGGCATATCTTCGATCAATACAAAGACTTTGAATTCTTTCAGTTAACTCAGAAGCTTATTGAGAAGATCTGGAATACATTCTCCAAGACGGGTAAGTATGTAGTTCAGGAGACCGGGAAAGTATTTAAGAAAGATGACTTAACTAACATGAATCCTCAAAAGTTGTTTAATTATACTATTCAACATTGGGAAACTTATAATAACGTTGCAATTCTAAAGGAAATCCTTTATATTATTAATAACAGTGAGACAAAATTAGTATTGTATACATATGATGCTTTCTTGTTGGATATTAGTAAACAGGATAAAGATAAGATAAGAGCAATATTAACAGTATTTAACGACAAGAAACTAAAGATAAAAACAAGTTATGGACCAAACTACGACACTTTACAGCCCCTTTGATATTTATGATAGAGAAACTATCAATACCGGAGACGTGAATAATAAGTTATTTTGTACATTCGTACCACTAAATGAAGTGGATTCCTTTGTAAAAGGCATCACCAGCGAA